TGTACTGTGCTCTATGGAGTACTATCTTACAGAGTCCTGGCATGAAGCTGAAGGATATTAAAGCAGTAACACGATTAGATGATGATTAGATAAGTTAAGGTTGATGATTTGCGGATACCATTTTTAGATTCTTATATAGAAAAGAAGTTATCGCAGCAGCCGAGGGAGGTCAGGGCGATTATATCAGATTCTATATCGCCCTGGACTGGCAATAGACCATTACAGCCTCCTGCTGATTATCGTTCTTTGATAAAAGAATATAGAGGCGAGATTTATTCGCTTGCAAAGAGGAATGCGCAAGCGGTTGCGCAGACTCCACTTCGGCTTTATACGAACAAGCCTAAATCCAGGCAAGCCAAATATACGAAATCAATATTGATAAAAACTTTAAAATATGAAGAATTACAAAGTAAGGCACATCTTATTAAGTGGACAAATAAATCTACAGAGATAAGCGAAGTTCTTGAGCATCCGTTTCTTGATATGCTTTATAATATAAATGATTTTTTGAATGGGTTTGAGGCGATAGAGTTGCTTGATTTGTTTTTGGAGCTTACGGGTAACGCTTATTGGTATATTATAAAGAATCCGGCGACAGGCATTCCTTGTCAGATATGGCCATTATATTCTCAATGGGTGAAGATAAAGGTTGATGCTAATCGGTTTATAAGTCATTATTTGTATGGAGTGGGGTCGGATACACAGAAGTCAAGATATGAACCAGAAGATATTGTCCATTTTAAGATGCCGAACCCGATGAATTTATGGTATGGAATGGGGCCTTTGCAGGCTTCATTACTTCAGGCAGGCTTAAATGTAAGCTATGATGAGTTTAATAAATACATGCTGGATAATAATCTTGTTATGCCGTTTTATCTTCAGACGGATACTATCTTAACTGAACAGCAGATAAGACTGATGCGTTCCGGACTTGAGAGAGAGCACAAAGGCATAAACAGGACGGGGCGGTTTGGCATATTTCATTCTGGTATGAAGCCTGTACCGATAACAACGAACCCAAAGGATTTTGAGTTTGTTGCTGGTTCGGAGCTGACATTGAAAAAACTGGCAAGGGCCTTTGATGTCCCGTGGAGCGTGTTGAGCACTGATAATGTTAATCTGGCTAATGCAAAGGCGGGATACCGACAATGGATGCAATCGGGTATATTGCCACGACTGAAGCGGATAGAGCAGAAAATAAACGAAAGAATAATGCCGATGTTCGATGAGACATTATTCGTAGCTTTTGACAATCCTGTGCCTGAAGATAACGAATTTAATCTTAAAAGACACGAGATGTATGTTAAAAATAAGATTATGACGGTAAATGAGATTCGGGAGAGTGAGGGATTAGAGCCGGTTGAGTGGGGTGATGAACCGGTTGAACCGGCAATGCCGGCTTTTGGGAAAAGTGGTCCGGAATTAAAAACTAAAGCTATAAACAATAATAAGCCGGAACAGTTAAAGAAGATAAAAAAATGGCTTGATTCGACATCTGTCCGGATAAGTGAGACTGTTACGGACATAAATCTCGCATCAGGTGCAGTTGTAGAGCAGATAGACTGGCATATTATACGTGAGGAGGGGGAAAAGGCATTAAATGAAGTTATTGATGACAATCTTCTTGTTGGTATGAAAAAGGGTAATCATTTGTTGGGCAAGTTGGCAACTGCGTTTGATATACAGGATCCTGCGGTTATTCGATGGGCAAAGGAATATGTTGGCGAGCGGATAACAATGATAAACGAAGAGACACGACAGGCAATCAGAAATTCTATAGCCGAGCGGCTGCGACAAGGGACAACGCCACGAGAGCTTGCCAGAGAGATACGAAGTGTTAACAGTCTTGGGCTTAACGCTCGTCAACAAAAGGCTTTAAGCAATTATGCGGCACGCTTAAAAGCAGGGGGTAAATTAAGCGATACAAGTGTAAATATGGCTGTTCGTGAATATAGAGACAGGTTATTGACGCAACGGGCTGAAATGATTGCCCGGACAGAGTCGGCGTCAGCGTTAATACACGGTGAATTAGAGAGTTATAATAAATCGCAGGTAGATATGGTGGAATGGAATGCTGCGAATGATGCTTGCGACATATGCTTACCACACAATGGAGAACGGATGCCGATAGGTCAATCGAGGGGCATATTGCCTTATCACCCACATTGTAGATGTGATTGGCTGCCGGTTATAGATTAGAGGGGCTATAAAAATGACATTTAAGTATTTTGACATAGACAAAGCTAAAATTGATATAGAGCCTGAAGAGAGGGCTGTGATTTCGACTATTTCAACGGCTGCTGTTGACAGGGATAAAGAGGTAGTTTTGCCACAAGGTGCAGATTTAAAAAACTATCGCAAAAATCCGGTTGTTCTTTGGGCACACCAATCGACGACACCGCCAATTGGGAAAATGGCGTGGATTAAGACGGACAAGAACAAAGGTTTAATAGCTAAAACCATCTTTGCTGAAACTGACAGGGCAAATGAGGTATATGAATTATATAAGGGCGGATTCTTGAAGGCGTTTAGTATTGGGTTTATGTCAAGGGAAAGCCGAGAACCAAAAGAACAGGATTTGAAAAACCATCCGGAATGGGCAGAAGTCCGGCGGATACACAGCAAATGGGAGCTGTTTGAGTATAGTGCCGTTCCTGTGCCGTCTAATCCCGAGGCATTAGCTATTGCCGTGAACAAAGGGATGGAGTTGTCTGACGAGCTCAAGAAGGATTTACACATAGCAAAGGATTTTGAGGATTTAGAATATGAGGATATAGAGTTGAAACCGGCGCCAGATATAACGGAAAATTATATCAGGTGGCGGATAAAAGACCCGGATTTGTTTGTAAGGAACTCTTTCAGGGTGATAGATATATCTAAAAAGGAAGGGATAAAAGCCACTGTAGGCAAGTTGAAAAAAGACCCTGATGGTCCGACTCACGTCCAGTCATATCTATTTGATAAGGACAAATGGACGGTTGAGCAGGCAAGAGAATGGGTGAATGAGCGTAAGGATTTTAACCCATTCAAAAAATCTAAAATAGTTAAAGTGATTAAATCTGAACCTAAACTACTTTCTGTTTATAAGACAGGGGTAAAGAAATATAAGGTCCCTGTTAAACAAGTTGTAGGGAATGAAATTATAGAGCAGATAAAAAGGATTAGAGGTATTGTTTAAGCTGTCAGGTAATTGCTGGAGATATTTTTCAGAAATATCAGGTAATGGCTGGAGACAGATAGAACAGATAGATATGAATAATAAGAGTTATTATATAGGAGTTTAACTATGTTAGTCAAATTATTGCAAGACTGGAAAAATGGGCCAGACGAGTATGTAAAAGGCGTAACACTTGATATGGAGCATGATTCTGACGCTGAAGAGCTTATCAAGGCTGGTATTGGTGAGAAGGTCGAAAAACCTGAAAGCCAGAAAGAGCAGGATGAGATAGATGAGAAATCGATAGAGCTGATGGTTCAGGCTGCATTGAAAAAGCACCTTGAGGCGATTACGCCGACTCGTAAAATTGGCCAGGTTGTTTATGAAAACAAAAACGATGATGAAGAGTATTTTAAGACAGGCGGTTATGAGACTTATAGTAGTTTTGCACAGGATGTGGCCAAGGCTGCAAAAGGTGTGATGACAAAGAAACTGCAAGAGTGGGACCAGAAGACGGCAGGCCATATGTCTGAAAGTGATGATGTAGAAGGTGGTTATTTAGTGCCTGAAGAGTTTAACTCTAAACTATTGAGCACTATGCTTGAGGAGACTATTGTCCGGCAACGAGCACAATATGTCCCGATGCAGACTAACACTATATCTTATCCGTGCATTGTTGACACAAGCCACGCATCGAGTTTGTTTGGTGGCATTGTTATTTACCGAACGGATGAAGGCAGTCAAAAGTCTCCGAGCAAGCCAAAGGTTGGTAAGGTTCAATTGACTTTGCATAATCTTACTGGGCTGGTTTATGTATCTAATCAGCTTTTGGAGGATTCGCCAATATCAATAGAGCCATTGCTTTATGACCTTTTTGCTCGAGCGATAGCGTGGCAGGAAGATGAAGACTTTATCAATGGAACTGGTGCCGGTCAGGCGTTAGGTGTCCTGAACGCTCCGTGTCTTGTTACGCAGGCTAAAGAGACAGGGCAAGCTGCGGATACAATTATATATGAAAATGTTATCAAAATGTGGTCGAGATTGTATCCGCGGTCGCGGGGTAATGCTATTTGGCTTGTAAATACTGATGCGTTACCGCAATTGATGCAGATGTCGTTGGCTGTAGGCACCGGTGGTTCGGCGGTATATATACCACCGGGTGGCGCTTCTGCCACTCCATATGGGACACTGATGGGCAGACCGCTTATAGATAGTGAGCATATGCAAACGGTCGGCGATAAAGGTGATATATTGCTTGCGGACTGGAGTCAGTATCTTATTGGTGGCAAGTATGGTGGTGCGGTTCGGACAGCATCTTCGAGCCATTTACGATTTGACTACAACGAGATGGCGTATCGCATTGAGACTCGATATGACGGCCAACCGTGGTGGTCAAGTGCTCTGACGCCAAAACATAGCACAAATACTTTAAGTCCGTTTGTTGCGCTGGCTGCGAGAGCATAGTAATTAATAAAAACTAATTTATAGGAGAATAATAAAATGAGTTTAACAACTGCATTATTCACAACAAAAAGGAAAGTTGTAAATGCCTTGCCACCTATAGACATAAGTGGCGGCAAAACTACAGATGTTATCAGTATGAAAGGTTATGATAGAGCTACATTTATCGTAACTTTTGGTGTGGTAAATGACGGTGCGACACCAGGTGCGTTGACAATCAAGAAGTGCACAGACGTATCGGCAACAGGTGCGACGGCGATGCCTTTTACTTATCGTGTAGAATCAGATGCTGCAGGTGATACGCTTGACAGTATATCATCTGCAACCTCAACTGGAGTTAATTTAAGTAGTGTATTGAGCACAGAAGACAATGTTATGCTGATTGCCGAGGTGCGTGCTGAAGAGCTCACGTCTGGGACTACAACAAATTACGATTGCTTAAGACTGGATATAGCTTATTCGTCGGATAGTGCAATTGCCAGTGTTGTATGTATTCTTGATGGTGCTCGTTATCAGAACGATTCGATGCCGTCAGCTATTACCGATTAAGGCGTTTAACTATGAAGTTATTATTGACAGCTCACGCTTTTGGGCACGAGGCCGGTGATATTCTTGATATTGCTGATGACATAGCGAATTATTTGATTGTGTCTGGCAGGGCTAAAGCCTTAAAAGATTCAGGAGTTGTAAAAAGTAAAGCGAACAAGGCCCGTAAGGGTAAAATCAAGCGGGCCGGTTCGCCTAATAACAAGATGTTAAAGGATTACAAAAGTAAATGACCATTACACTGGTCATCCATAACTTATTATTTTAGGAGAACCCAGAAATGGCTATAGGACAAAAATCACCACTATTTTCACGTAAGCAACCGGGCGGCGTGTATATGATAGTGAACGAAACGATGACTACCGGTGATATATGGTGGGTGCATTCAGGAACGGGGACTGATGCGGCAGGATATGGACGAAACCCCGATAAACCACTTGCGACCGCAGATTATGCTGTTGGACTATGCACAGCTAATCAAGGCGATAGAATCTATTTGATGCCTGGTCATGCCGAGGATTTAGATTCTGCAGGCGCTTTGGATATAGATGTTGCGGGTGTAAGCGTTATTGGTTTAGGTATCGGTGCGAACAGGCCTACTTTTACTTATACGGATTCAAGTGCGACAACACTGATGGGTGCTGCAAGCACGTATATATCTAATTGCAGGTTTGTTGCTGGTGCTGATAATGTTGCCAGATTCGTTAATTGTGAGACAGGCGATAATCATATAGATAATTGTTTATTTCAGGGCGGGGCGTCTTATCAATGGTTGAATGCAATCAAGTTAACCACGACAAAAGACAATTTCACGATAAAGGATTGTATGTTTGAACAGAAAACCGACCCTGGCGGAACGAACGGTGCAACTGGGACAGGTGGCATATTTATTGTAGATTCGGAGAATATCATTATAGACAATTGTATATTCTATGACCAGATAGAAACTGCTGCTATCCATAACAAGACAACTGCTTGTAAGAATCTGTGGGTAACAAATTGTCGGTTTTATTGTTCGCTGTCTGATATGAAACCTTTTGTATTGGTTGATGGTGCTACTGGTTCAGCGGAAAACTGTGGCGGAGCGACGCCGGCTTCAACTGATGTATCAGACGCTAATCTTTGGGGCACACTTGGTGCTTCATTCTGGATTGGTGCAACTTCAGCTCTTGGTAATGATTCTGCGGCAGGTGGACAAGGTTCAGCTGCACCGACAGCGTGTGAATAAAAGATAATTAAATTAATAGGAGAAATAGAAATGACTGACACAATGAATATATTTGGTAGAACAGGTAATTTGGCTGATGTGAATTCGGAAGGTGCAATTTATATAAAGAAGCCGGACGAAATAGAAGCGTATGCGTGGACAACGGCAACTGCTGATATTGATGCAGGAGATACTGCTTTTTTGATATGCAATACAAGCACAAGCAAGCATTTACATATTGTAAGAGCTTTTGTTCGTGTTGATGTTGCTACTGAACTTGATTGGCATTTTCCATCTTATAGCGATTCATTCAGTGGGACAGCGGTTACAGGCATTCCGCTGAACAGACAGAAGACGTCCAGTGCACCGCCGGTTCTGGCATATGCTGATGAGACGGCCAATTCACAGGCTAATTTGTTTATGACTAATTATCTGCACGTGGCAACTAATGGACAGACGACTTGTTCAGTGGGTCAATGGATAGATTTTGGTGGTATGATTGTGTTAGGATACCATGATTCATTGGCGGTTGATATTGGCAGCGAGCCAGGCGCATTTAATTTAGCTCTGTTTGGTTATTTTGAGGCTGATCACTAATGGGATATACTATTGCTGACCAGACGACGGCAACTGCCGTATCTGATTCGCTTACAACACTGATTGATTGGGTAAGCGTTGAGGCATATGAAGATTTTCACGTTGTAACGGAAAATACAGGTGGCGGCAGTGGTGATGATATTACGGATGTTCAATTGGACACGTCCGATGATGCCGGGGTAACTGTATCTACTGATGCTTATGATATATCGCCTGCGGCAAACATAACATCGGGCACAAGCGACCACGTAAGTTTTACATCTACCGATATATCATCAGCTAAATATGTCCGGATACGTGCTAAATGTGCAACTAATGAGGATACAACGGCTAAATGTTGGCTGACAGCCGACACGTTGAGCACTACAGTAGATACATATGCGCTTACATCGCTTGCTAAAGTTAAGGCATATATGGGCATAACAGATACAGCGACTGATGCGGTGTTAGCACAACTTATAAATGCTGTTAGTTTGGCGATAGAAAGGTATTGCGACAGGAAGTTTAAGAGCCGGTCTTATACTATGGAGAGGCAGGACGGTTCGGGTAGTAATATCATATTTGTTAAAAATTATCCGATAGTCAGCATAGAGCGTATCGCAACTGCAACAACAGGTGCTTTACAAATAAAATGTTCTGACACGGGCGCTTATTCAGCAACATGTGAAATTACCCGTTCTACCGGCTCACTTCCTGCCAATACTCA